CTTAGTTTATCAGTTCTGAAACTCTTTGGATCTTCGGCCATCGACTGCATGGCTTTCTTCAGCTTGTCAATCTTTTCAATTTGCTTTTCGGTAGCATTAATCTGGGCAAGCTTGGCCATTAACATACCGGTATCGTTCGGACTAATAGCCTTTAACTCTTCGTTGTAATCTTTCAGTTTTTCGTTCAATCCATCAAACGAATCGGCATAAGCTTTAATGGTCTCTATTTTCTTTTCTGGAGCAACACTTTCAAGGCTCGAATCCATCTCAGACAGCAATTCATTTTCTGCCTGACCTAATGCAATTCTGGCAGCAACAGCAGCCTGTGATATAAAACCAAGCCTAACTGCCAAAAATGTTAATACTGAGTTTAGATTATCACTACCCACAGCATTATATTCAGAAACCTTACTAAAAAATGCAGTAAGTGCCTTCGTATCTTCAGTAAGCATTTTAGTGAAGCTACCCGATTGATTTTGCTGTTCGATTAAAAGCTTGCCAACCGCTTCTTTTAAATTACCGTATTCGTGACCTAAAATTTGCAGCGATCCGGTTCCAACTTTTGCAGCAGCTTCGGCCTGTCCGCCGTAAGCATCATTTAAACCTTTAATAATTGAAGTCAGTCGTTCGGCGCTACCTGCTGTGCCATGTATTTTAATACCTGTACGTCCCAAAGCTTCCATTTCGCCGTTCATAGTTCTGGTTACCATATCGGTTGCCGATGCCAGATCCATTTGTTTTGCGGCGGCAAAATCCATAATGGCAGGAATAAGCCGTTTAATCTGTGCTTCTTCCTTTACAAATGCGGCAACTAACGATTGCGAACGTACAATGTCGTCATCATCAAAAAGCGTTTTACCCATCAGCTCAGTAGCCTGGGAAATTAATCCTTGCTGAACATCTTTTCGGCCTTTCAGCGCTGTTAACAAAGCAGTCTCAGACTGTACAGATGCGTTATAAAATTCGGCGGTAGATTTTCCAAACTGCAATACAGCACCAACAGAAAAAGCAATACCAAGTGCACCGGCAAGCTTACTAAAACCTTCAGTAGCTTTACCAATAGACCCCTTCGCTTTATCTAATGCCTTATCTGTTCTTAAAAGCTCATCATTTAATTTTCGAAATCTTTCCGGATTTGCACTTTTGACCATACCTTCCAACATGCCTCTAAGCCTATCAGATCGTTCTGACAGCTTATTGACAGATTGAGTTGACAAGTCGAGTACATTTTTTTGCCTTTTTATCGCATTTTCGAATTTATTTGTAAGCTCGGTATTTGTTACCATTGATTTTACAAATTGACCCGAATTGGCAAGTATATCGACTATGTATTGATAGTTGGCCATGTGCTTGTATTAATCTTTAAATAACTCCTTAACAGCGTTGAAACGTTCGATGTCTTTCACCGGCTTCACAATTGTTTCTTTGGTCTCCCACGGGAACTGAATAAAATCGAGAACCGATAAACCGCCTTTTTTTGCTGTCGGCGGGCAAATGGTTCGCCAGGCGTGCCACCGCGTCAACTCCCAACGCTCCTTGTATGCTTTGTTGCTTCCTTCAATGTATCGGTTCTTAATTCCGAACCATTCAAATGGGGTCAGGTCGAGGAAATCACCAAGCCCCAACCCCATCACACCCAAAGCATAATTCAGTTCTTCAGCTACGTTGTAGCTTTTTTTTTGTCTTCGTCGGGATCAATAAGTTTATCTTCCGGGGCATCAACCGGAATATAATCGTCGTGTTCGCTGGTATAATCAATAAATTCTTCGAAACTCATTTTGAATTCCATTTTCGAACGTCGTGCGCCCGATTTAATACCGTACCAGGTAACGAGCAAAAAATCTTCGAGACTGGTACATTCGGTTGTACCTTTTTCGCGCTTGTAGTCAACCAGTGCGCGGTTATCAACTATAACCGGAATCTGTATGCCGTTAATGGTTGCTTTTTTAAATTTGTTTTCCATGGGTGTGGGTTTTTAATGTTTAATTTATTCCAAATTCCAGGTTCCAAATTCCAAATGCTGCACATCGTTAATGCGCATTTATTTGGAACTTGAAACTTTGAACTTGAAACTTTTTATTATGGTGCTGCAACGGTTTCAATAGTCACTGCGCCTGAATTTTCGAGGGTTACCGATAGTGTGCTGTCGGCATCTTTGGCATCGTTCCGGTCGCAGGCTGTAATCAGGAACAATCCCTTTTCAAATTTATCGCCAACCTGTTCGGCAATTACACATTTACCTGCCGTAACTTCTGCTGCCGGGCGGCCTGAGTATTTAACCAAAACCGGAGTTTTAGCCAACTGTAACGCACGATAATCGTAGTAGCTGTATGCTCCATAAGTAGCCAATGCCGAAATGGAAATGGTGGTGTTTTGTTTACCTCCCCGTTTTTCGTCGAATTGGCCGGTGTCTTTAGTCGAACGGGTTCGCACTTCGGTCGAGTTTTTAATGCTGTGTTCGGTACAATGTGCGCCTGCTGTCCAAACAGGTACTTCGGCGGTTCCGGTGTTGATGTACACCATGATGTCGCCACCATCAATAATTCCTGCGTTTGCTGCCATTTTTTATGGTTTTAAATGTGTTTTAAATCAGTTTTAATTTCCATTTCAGTAACCGGTAAACTCCGTAGCCCATCAATAGGGTCAGGAATAACCGACCGATGTGAATTTGCCCTCGTTGCCATGCGGTTAGCTTATTTACTTCGGTAACCACTTCAACCCTTACCGGAACATCTTTGGTTATGGTCGTTTCTTTACCGGGTATGTACACCGTGTCGTGTAAGGCAACCACGTGGTAGTTGAGCATCCCGTTTATAAAGTCGAAATTGCTGGCCACGCCTTTACTTTTGGCTTCTGTCAATTGTTTCATCACCACGTTATTCAGCGAGTCGCATTCAAACAGGGCTTTCATGCTCAGGCTGTCGTCGGCAACTTTAACCGGAACCAGGCGCTCAACAATTCGCTCTTTATATTGAATCGGCACCTCCTGAATTATTTGCTTTTGTGTTTTACACCCAATAAGCAAGGCCAGTGCAAAAAGAAGTATGATTAACTTTTTCATGGTTTATTCATTAATTCTGTTTTATCGGCTGATCCCTTCGAACTTCCAAAAAAGTAGTTCACAACATCGCCAAACTTGGCAACCAGGGCACCAATAACCATCAATCCAATTTCTTTATTTTCAACCGGCATAACCTTTCGGAACACTACAATCAGGATCACAAAGAACCCGATTACGATTAGCGCTCCCAACAGGTACATATAAATGTCTTTTGCCTTCATCTTCAAACCCAATAAAAAATTCAACGAAAAACTTTAAAAAAGCAGCGATCAGCCGACCGCTGCTTTTTGATATTTTATTAACACGATCGGGGTAAATTGCCCTGATCAACCATCGATAGCATTTTAGTTTTAGCAGATAATTTTGACGTTGTATAGCCTCGACCAAACAGTGTAATAGGTATAGGTTTGTTCAACTTAGTCGCTATATCTTGCCTTAATGCTACTCTTGATGTTTTGCAGGAGATAACTTTATCAACTTCAAAAACCTGCAACACAAAATCAACAGTCGGTATCCGATTTATCTCGAATGCCAGTTGGCTCTGAATTTCAGAAGCCTGAATAAACGCACCTCCACCGGTATCGGCACTCAAAAAGATTGGTACTTTTCCCTCAGGAGTTTCTTTTGCAGCAACCGGCTGCGTTAACAACATCGCCATAATGGCAATAAGCAGTAATCCAAATAGTTTTTTCATTGTTTTAAATATTAAATTGGGTTTCAAATCCTATTCATCCAACCAAATACATACACTTCTTGCAATGGGTTGGAGTTGCAAATGTCAACGTATCGCTGAAACTGAAAGCCGTTCATTACTTTCAGTAAAGTATTCAGGTTTTTAGCGAGCGAGCGACCGGGAAACTTTGCCGTTAGCATGTAGGCGTTAATTGCCTTAATTGTGGCCGGTCCCATCTTACCATCTTCGTTAATGTCGCTGTAATGTTTTTCGCCATTATTCAGCAAGTTCAATGCTTCCTGAAGGTGTTTCACTGCCACTATCGTTCCCTGGTTAACCGCGGTGTCAAACAACTCGTCGGCAATTTCCTGCGGGTTAAGCTGGTCGAGTTGCATCACATCCCAAAACACCAGTTTATAAAAGTCGCGAATCATCTGGTCCAGTTCTTCATCAGCAGCCAGCGCACCGGCCAACTGATTCATGTTGACGTTCGCTTTAATTTCGTCGATCACTGCCCAGCCTTCCCACTTCGGGTGCATGTTGCGGGCAATGCCTTTGTATGTTTCGCCACCGTGGTCGCGTGGGTCGTTCGAATATTTGCCCTCGTTGGCTAAAGTCTTATTATATGCTTCGGTAAATTCTGCCATGGTGTTTAATCAATTTCCGGGCTGTTGTAACTGTTCTGTTCGTCTCTGGTTTTCGACGTAAACGCGTTTTTATTCCGGGTACAAAACCCGATAATTCGTGAACAAAGCCATTTTCCGAAGTAAGCCACCATACCACCTAAAAAGGCAAGGAGCATCGACATAAAGAAATCGGAAAAAATAGCCCAGGAGAAAAAGCTAATAATGGCTCCTGAAATTGGTTCGAACAGTCTTTTCATGCGAATTGGTTTAAAGAATACTCCCCGGCTGACCTCTGCCAGCCGGGAGTATTTTTACAATCAATAGGTTAATTCTGGAATATCTTAGGCCTTTTCGGCAAGGGCGATAACTCCGGCCTGATCTGTGCGGCACTTTTCGGCACCAAAGCGAACAGACGAGTTAATTACAGTGCCCAGGTAAGTCGCATCGTTTTCGTTCACAAATGTGAGCGGATGTGCTTCGGCTGAACAAACCATACCTGAATGCCAGAACAGGTTAACAGGGCGGTCGGTTGCTGCTGTTGAAACTGTTTGCAACACCGTATTGTCGGATTTGAACCATGCACCAATGTGTCCGTTTTTCGAACGCATCATGATGTTGATGCCACAAATTTTACCGATGATTCCTTTAGCCAATAGATCAGCGTTTCCGGTTTTCTGGTAGTCGATAAAATCAGCGATTTTCAACAAATCGGTGTAAGCATCGGGAGTCAACAAGCCAAACATTTCGCCTGGTACGCCAAGTGCATTCATTCGCATGAATTTGGCATATACGTTCAAGATGTCGTCTTTGGTCACGGCCAAACGGTTTCCGGTTAAACCAACCACATTGGTAGCGCGGGCAGAACCCGAAGTTTCCAGCTTGTTAGCTGTCAAAGTAGGCAACCACTGTTTAGCTGCATAATCGGCAGCTTTCGTGTTCAGCGAAGCAGCTTGCTGAATCTGTTTGTTCTGGCGTTTGTTGTAATTCAGCACGAATTCTTCTTCGTTGGTAATTACAATCGGGTTGCAATAAAGCAAGGTCATGTTTCCGGTTACCTTGTCGTCGGTGTTTACTTTCACCTGAAGAGGCAACACAACAGGAGCGCCCTGATTGGCTTCGTCGACATCCGAAAGGTTCGGAATTTCGAAGGTGGCAGCATCGCCAGCAATGCCGGTTTCCTGAATCGAATTCTTATAAAAAGAATTATCAGGGAAAAGCTGTTTTTGCAGCTCGTTTGAATACGCAGTTTTTGAAATCTGAGTCATGGTAGTATCGGATTAATCGATTTGTACAGGAGTTGCGGCTTCAACAAAGTTGGTTCCGTCGTAAATACAAAGAATAGTCTTTGTTTTTCCGGCTGCACCTGTTAAGGTTGTGCCTTGCATACCAGTTCCAAAAATGGTGGTTTCGGTTCCGTTGGTTTTAGCTTTAATGAAAAGCTTTGCGCCTGCTTTTACACCGGCATCAATGGTCAGGTTCAGGGTACGGTTACCAGTTGCCTCGGTGGTAACGCCGTCAACGATGGTTAAATCGTTTTCAATGGTCAAGGCCTGTGCACCAGTTGCGCTGAGCGTAAGGGTATCGGCGGCCCCGAATGGGTACTTAACTTTTGGAGTTGTCATCTCTGTCGTATTTTAAGGTTTATTGTTTGCTCCATTCAGCCTGAAGCTTGTCGAAACGAGCTTTGTCGGTAGCTTTCATCGTGCGCAATTCAGCTTCGGTAAAGTCGCTGTATTTGCGGGTATCTTCAGCGGTTTTGCCTGCTCCGGCAGCAACCAACTGAGCAATGGCAGCGCTTAAGCGTTCGCCTGGTACTTCCACTTTCTCAACGTCAACAATGGTCATGAACGATTCGGGATCAGTTTCGGCCAGTTTGCGGAAAGCGGGTTCGGTGGTGTCGGTAATGGTGCCGGTCTTTTTAGCCACGGCAATCAGCTTGTCAACCATTTTGGTATTTACGGCCTTCAGACTGGTAATTTCGGTCTGGTGTGCGGTTTCCAAAACGTCAACTGCTGTTAAAACTTCCGCCTCGGTAGCCGTTTCTGGAAGTTTAAATCGTGCAATTACTTGTTTCATGTTTTTAAATATTTGGTTATCGTACTGTTCAACTTCTTCATTGAGTTTGGCAACCAACTGGCGGGGCAGTAAGGCCACCATTTGCAGCTTGTTATCGGTTGCAATAATTTCGTCGATCAATCCTTCGGCTTTGGCGCTTTCGGCATTAAACCACGTTTCGTCTTTCAGGAGTTTGCTTATTTTTTCAGGGTCCGAACCGCGACGGCTCAACAGGTTCACTAAAATTTGTTTCAGCGAGGCAAGCGACTTTTTGTCTTTAGCCGAAAGGTTCTTTACGATGTCGCCGTTTTCGTCGGCATATTGTACATCGTGAATCATCAGTTGTGCATAGTCGTTCATGTACACCTTATCGCCACTTACGGCAATTACGGCGGCCATGCTGGCTGCAATTCCATCCACATAGCAATTCACCTGGGCTTTACATTCGCGAATGGCAGCAACAATGCTTAAGCCCTGCGATACGCTTCCGCCATCGGAGTTGATGCGAATGTTGATCGTATCGTTGTATGTATCCAAAAAGGCAATTTCCTGACCCATATAATCGCCGTCGATCTTTTCGCCAATAATGCCATACAGCCTTATGGTTGCTTCGCGGGTTTCTCGGTTAACTGCTATTTTGCTTTTGAATTCCATTTTTAAAATGTTGCGGGTTACGGATTTCGGGTTACGAGTTCCGGGTTTCGTTGTGTCAAAGTTCCGCACTAAAACATTATCAAACAAGTAATTGTGCGAGCGTTGCAACTTCTGTTGCAAGCTGTTGCACAATTTGTTGCAACATATGCACATTTATATATTTGTTCGTTTTGCTCTTCGTAATTTTGAGGCAAAAGATTTCGCCACCATGACGCAGATCGCTAAAAAAGCAGCCGCCGAAATTCTGTTTAAAGATGGAATGGAGCAAAAAGACATCAGCCGAATGCTGACTGTAAGTGAAACAACCATAAGTAAATGGGTAATTGCCGGGAAGTGGAAAAGCAAACGCATTAACCACAGCATCCGCAAGCAAACAGCCGAAGACGATACCATGAGCGCACTGGCTCACCAGGCGATGATATTGCGCCGACTCACCGAAAAGTATGCCGAAACACTTGTTGACGATATGAGCATCCAAGACCTTCAGGCTTGTTTGATTCCAAAGGGCGATGTTGATGCTTTTCAGAAGTTATGGACAACGGTAAAAGGCAAAGAACTCGACTGGTCGGCAATCGTGAAAATACTGCGTGAGTTTAGCCAGTGGTTGCGCGAAGAAGATTTAAAAATGGCTCAGTGTATTATTGATCCAATCGATAAGTATCTGAACGAGAAACGTCAAAACGCTTAACATGGCAATAGACTGGAGTATTAAAGCAAAGCGCGAATATGAAGCGTGGATGCGAGAAAAGGAAAGTATCAAACGTGAACTTCCAACCACCCGCGAAGACGATAAACAGCGCCGCGAGCGTATTGCCAAACTGCTTACTTCGTTCGAAAACTTTAGCCGTTATTACTTCGGGCATTTAATGGACTCCGAATTTGCCTGGTTCCATAAACGAGCCGCTAAAGAAATTACCTCCAAACCCGACTTAATGGCTGTTCTCGAATTTCCACGCGAGCACGCTAAATCCATATTTGCAGATGTGTTGATGCCGTTATTCCTTAAAGCGCGGGGTGAACTCACCGGAATGATGATTGCAAGTGCTAATGAGAAGAAGGCATCCACACTGCTGGGCGATATTCAGGCCGAAATGATGTTTAACAAACGGTACATTGCCGACTTTGGCGAACAGCGTACCGTTGGCGATTGGACTGATTCGCATTTTATTACCGCCGATGGTATTGGTTTTTGGGCATTCGGTCGCGGGCAGTCGCCCCGTGGAACCCGTAACCTCGAAAAACGCCCGAACTATGGCGTGGTTGATGATATTGACGATGCTGTTATTGTTCGCAACGAAGCGCGTGTTGACGAAGCGGTTGACTGGATTCTTGGCGACTTTTACGGAGCTATGCCCAACAAAGGCAGTCGTTTATTGATTGTAGGTAACCGAATCCACAAAAAAGCCATATTAGCTAAAATCGTGGGCGACGTTGAACCCGACGATCCGAAACGCAAAGACATGTTTCACCTGAAGGTATTTGCATTAGAGAACCCCAAAACACACCTAAAGGATATGGCAGGCGTTCCGGCATGGAAAGAACGTTATACCCGTGAAGAAATCCTGAAGAAAATGAACCGGCAGGGTTTTCGCATTGGTTTACGCGAGTTCTTTCACGAGCATATTGTGGTGGGTCGTATGTTTAAAGAAGAGCATTTGCCGTGGGTTACGGTATTGCCATTTTCGGGCTACGATAAGTTGATTACCTATAACGATCCAAGTTATAAGGGTTCAAAAACATCCGATTTTAAAAGCATTGTGCTGATTGGTAAAACCGGACGGTATTATGACATTCTAAAATGCTTCGTTCGTCAATGCTCCACTGGCGAAATGGTTCGGGGTCATTACAACATTGCGGCGATGGTTTCTGATAAGCTGATTTGTCGACATTACATGGAAGCGAATTTTATTCAGGATTTAATGCTCGAAGAGTATTGGCGCGAAGGTGAAGAACGTGGCAAAACCTTGCGCATACGCGGCGATAAACGCCACAAACCAGACAAGGAAAGCCGCATCGAAAACCTGACACCGTTCGCCGAACAGGGTTTTATTCGCTTCAATAAAGAGGAAAAGCAAAGTACTGATATGCAAGAACTGCGAAATCAGTTTTTGGCCTTTCCGGACGGCGAACACGATGACGGTCCGGATAGCGTTGAAGGTGGTATTTTCCTTCTCAATCAAAAAGGTGGTGGTTCAAGAGTAAAGGGACGCGCAACGTTTGTTTCTGGAACAAACAACCCAACTGATAACGGAAGAGGTTTCGGCGGTGGAAATAGGGGTTTTGATTCAAGGCGCGGAAATACAGGAAGAGGTTAAACGTTTAATTTAATCAAACATATGAGCACATTTCTTTTAAAAACAGATTATAAAGGTTGGTTATCCGAATCGATTATCGACCAAATTACAGGTGGCGACGATACCGCACTCGAAAACCCTGAGAGTATTGCCGAACAGCGTATAAAAGATGCGTGTATGGCAAAGTATGCCATCGATGCCGAGTTTGCCAAATCGGATACCAGTCGCAACATGACGCTGATCCGCTGGATGCTGTCGATTGCCTGCTACTTTATTTATCACGACATCAGCGACGACGATATTCCGGCTCGTGTAATTAAAGATTACGACGATGTTTGCGCCGAATTGGATAAGGTTGCATCCGGTAAACTTTCCGTTGGTCTTGATAAACTGACCGAAGCCGACGGCACCAATACCACCCTGTTTAAGTGGGGTGCTGATGTACCTCGCAGCCATTCGCCTTATTAAGAGCCTCCCCCTACCCCTCCAAACGAAGGGGAGAAAGGAGCATTTAATGATATTTATTGCAATAATCATCGCACCGTATTCCCTCCCCGTTTGGGGAGGGTTAGGGTGGGGTAAAAAATACACCAAATGAAACTATTCGGATACAACATCGCCCGCAATCTGGCACCCACACCCGCCAAGCGCAAAAAGAAACTGAGCGAAGGAACCAACAAAACACCAATCGACCGCATTGCAATGCAAATGGACAACCTGACTTTGGCAGTTGAAGCGGCTCAAAGTATATTTGCACCTAACCGCAATACCTTGATGTTGCTTTATGACCAGGTGGCCGAAGACTCGGAAGTGAAAACGCAAATGCGCACGGCAAGCATCATGATCACCGGTGCGCCGTTTATCCTTCGCCGCGATTCGGTTGACGACGAAGAGGCAACCAAGCTGTTGCAAAAACCGTGGTTTGCTAAATTCCTGAAGATTGTTTTATCGTCCGAATTTTACGGCTATACCTTGGCCGAATTTGGCGAGTTTAAAGACAATGAGTTTCAGGATGTGATAATATTCGACCGCCGCCACGTTAACCCGGTAAACAAGCAAATACTGGCCTATCCGTTGCATCAGGAAGGAATACCATACGCCGATAATCTGGTTGGTTACTTTTTGATTGAATTGGGCGATGTAAAAGATTTGGGTTTGATGCGTAATCTGGCACGTGAAGTAATCTGGAAAACCTTTTCGTTAGTCGATTGGAGCCAGTTTAATGAAACCTATGGGCAGCCGATGCTTCACATTGCCACCGACACTGACGACACTGCCGAAGTAAATAAACGCGCGGCAATGGCTGCAAACTTCGGACGTAACCGATTCCTGGTTACTGATCTCGAAGACACGGTAACATTAATCGAACCAAAGTCGGGAGCCGCCAACGGATTGAACTTCGAAACATTTGCAACCCGTTGCGACAAGGCCATTGCAAAACTGATCAACGGGCAGGGTAATGCGGGCAACGAACAGGCTTTCGTGGGTTCTGCTGAAGTATCGGAACGGATACTGAACGAATATACCCGCGACCGTTTAAAGAGCATTGAAACGGTAATTAATTTCAAGCTGCTTCCTTTCCTGATTTACTACGGTTATCCGCTCGATGGTCTTCAGTTCTATTTTACCGAACTCGAAGAAAAGAAAAACGACGTAGGCACCGGGCAAAGTAACGACGATGGACCCGGCACGGGAATGCAGAACAAACAG